TCTGCTGACTAGTTTTGTCCAGTTGTTTGTCCACTTCAGGAATTCCATTTTTAACTTTGAGTCTATCATCAGGTTTGTCTAATTTGGCATAGTACTGTAAAATATCATCTGGAGTCAATCTGTTGGGCATCTGTGAAGATTTGCCTGAATTCCTAGATTGTTGATCAGTAGCTTGTTGCCCATTGGTGGTGGCATCATCGCCACCACCACCTTGAGCAGTTCCAGTTTCTGCGGAATTTCCATCACTACCAGTTGATGTAGATTGTTGCGGTACAGCTCCGCTCTGTGCTACTGCTGTGAAAATGGCACTGAGTTGATCTTTGGTCAATTCTTGACCTTCTCTCAAACGTCTTTTTTTGGATTCATGGATTCCTTTTTCCGCACCAGCCTTGATAGTACGTAGGTCTTCAGGGCTTTGTTGGAATCCTGGTTTTGCTTTAGCGGCTGCAACTTTAGCACGTAATTCGTTGTCGGCAGCAGCGGCTGCGGCATTAGCCTGCTTTGTTTTTTCTATATCAGCATTGCGTTGGTCAGCATCTGCTTTATTTTTTGCCGCTTTATCGGCGGCGGCTTTAGCAGAATCATATGTAGTGCCTTGTGGGTCAGCGGGTGGTTGTGCGGGATTGGCAGTTGTCTGAGTAGGTGTTGTGGAAGCAGCAGCACCCGCTGGAGATGATGCATTATTTGGTGTTGGTTGTTGGGGAGCAGCGGGAAATTTGCTCTGTGCTGCTGCAATAGCTTGTTCTCCATAACCATTTTGTTGAAGGAATGCCAAAACGGTGTCAGTATCAGCAGGACTTCCTGTTTGACCTAACCATTTATAGTATTGAGCATATATTTGATTTGCACTGACCCCTGTTTTAAACTGTCCCTGAGCTTTATTTCTACCACTTAGACTAAATGGATTTATGGCTTTGACAGCAGTGCCAATCGTATTCATAAAACCCATGGGTGCTTCAGTTAGTGTGGTTACGTCTTGTCCAGTAATATCAGAAAATTTCATTTTAAATTCCTAAATTTGATTGATTATTTATTATTGATTGTGGAATGAGCTTGCGCTCATTCGTTCTATCGCTCACGCTCAGAACACATTTACGTCGAAGACGTGAATTAATATTATCCAGATTAATCGCTCACACTTTGCCCAGACAAGGGCAAAGAAACATTATCCGAGTTGAACCATGTCACTTAGTGTTACTGCATTACAGAGGCGGTTGGCCTGTACCTCGAGCAGCGTCTTTATCCAGCGGCGGCTTATGTATATACACTAACATATACATAAACGTAGGGCATACTATCCCTTCATTTTGCTTATTCTTTATCTTCAAACATCTAAACCGCAGGCATTTTGCGATCTTCGTCCTGTAAAGGATAGTAGATGAGCACTCTTATCGGCAAGAGTTTTCCCTCCCTGTGATCCTAGATCCAGGTTCCCGGGCACATGAAGTTGGCCTGTGCAAGCTATAACCGATTAATTGAGCCTAAATTTTGTCTTGGATATGTGAGCCATGTATCCGACAATTTATAATACCATTATAATAATCATCAGATTCTAATACTTTGCGGTCGAATTGTTCGCGGGCCTCAATGTAGGATGTTACTGCCTTACTGTTACAGTAGTGCAGTATTTCTCTGGTAAAATTTTCTTTGCCTAATGTGTCTATATCTGCCTGAAGATTGGGGCTACTACCCCAATATTCTTGCCAGTCCGAATCAATTTTGCTTCGAACTCGCTTTTTCTTCTTGGTGCCATTCTTGAGTTTTACTGTCTTATAGCTGGTTTTTGCAAACTTTGCTAATTTTTTGCCAATGTATTTTCTATTGTTTGTTATATTTGTTATACAGTAAACATAACCAACACAGTCTTCTGGCAGTTGTTCAACCAAGGTACCTTGATAGTACCATGACATAATTTATTTGCCGGCCTTTTTGGCTTCAGCCCGTGCATTTTTCTCAGCGGTGATTTCGTTACGACGTGCTTTGATCAACTTGCTCATTTCTGCTAATGCCTTACGAGCACGAGTGCCCGCCGCAGCGTTGCCCTCTGTGAATTTTGTGTCTTCTTTTAAAAAATCTTCGTATTGTGTTTTTAGTTGATCTACGGTGCTATTCATTTGTATTTTCCTTTGTTGTATGTTGTTGTTCTGTGGGAACATCTATGCTAACTACCTGTTTTCTAGGTCTGCCTCTGATTCTGCTTCTTTCTTCAACTCTGGGCCTTTTAGTTACTTCTTTTCTAGGCCTTCCTCTTTTACCAGGACCTACTCTTGATTGTTTTTTTAACCAAGCATCATGATTCCTAACAGGAGCTCCTAACGGGGGTGGCGAAATTTCTCTTTGAAGTTTTTCTGCTTCCATGCATATTTTGATCATGTCAAAATATAATTTTTTCAATTTTCTTAACTGATTCCGTAGTTTCTTCCCTGGTTTATTCCTAAGCCTTTTAAATTCTAGGAATTCATAATGATAATTATGCAGATCCAAAAAGGCCTGTAAAGATTCTGAGTATAGCTTCTTATACTTTTCTAATGGTTCATTCAACATAATCAGAACTATTGGAATAAGTGGTAAACCCGCCCTCCTTTACTACCCTTAGAATATTATTAACCCTGCTGATCAATTCATCTTTGTGACTGATTAGATAGATATTTTTATTTCTTTCTCTGGACATCTTCTTTAAAACTGCCAGGGAGTTTTCAACGCCAGCACCGTCCATGCCTGAATCTATCAGTTCATCAATAAACAATAAATTGATGCTTTGATATAGTCCTTCCCACACATCTCGGAATGCAAAACTCATGGACAGTATCAAACGATTTCGCTCGCCTCTGGATAAATTATCAAAATCAAGTTCTTGACCCAATTGAGTAATTTGCACATTCAAATCATTTTGAAACACTACCTGATGCGGCAACCCCAATTTATCAATATAATAACTTAATCTTTTGTTGAGGTAGCTTAGATTTTGATCAATGATCTTCTTTCGAATAAAGCTGTCTTTGTTAGTCAATAATTTCAAAAGATAATCTTGATGATCTCTCAGTTTACTTAATTCATTTACCAAAGTCCAATCTACAGATTGTAAGGCACTTTTTCTTAATTCTTCAACTTGTTCTTCATAGGGGTTAATGCTGTCTGCCCGCTCCATTAGGTTCTTTTCCAAACTGTCTAAATTATTTTTGTGACCCAGTGCTTCTTTTTCGCTTTCGTAAAAAGTAATAGGGCGGCGAGGCTGTTCGCCAATTAGTCCAATAGCTTCGTTGACTTCGGCAAGATCCTTGGTAATTTTATCCTTGTATATAACAGCATCGTCGTGATGTTTTTTGGCTGTGGTATTCATTTCTTCATGTTTGTGATCAAGCAAATCTTGTTCACACGCAGGGCACGTTTTACTGTTCAACTTTTCTAAATCTTGAAGGTATTTGGTCAATGTTTTTTCAGCTTGAATTGCTGCACTTTCCAATGTGGCTTTTTGTTTTCTGAGGCCAGTCAACATGGAATTGTTTTCATCCCATATTTTCAATTCAGCATGTGCAGCCAATTCTTCTTCAATGCCAACTTCTGTCAATGTTTGAATGTTTTTTAATAATGCCGCAACATCACTTTCTTTTTTGCTGGCCCATGCGCTACTTTTGCTGATTAAACTGTCGATGCTTTTTTGTACATTGTCGTTGGCTCGGTTGATTGCTTCAATATTAGCAGTTTCTGTGACAATGCCGTCTTTGGTTTCTTTAAGATCAATTTTAAGCAGTTCGGCTTTTTCACTCAGCAATGTAATGCCCAGTAGCTGTTCAATAACTTCCCGTTGGTCTGATGTTTTCATGGACAGGAACGGTTCTGTATAAGTGTTAAGAGCAACCAGATGCTTGAACATGGTGTGGCTCATCTGTAACATTTGCTCAATGGCTTTTTGTGTTTCTCTGCTGTCTCCCTGACTGTCATCTTCTGATTCGTCAGTTTTAATTTGACTGTCGTTGACAAATAATTTTAAAATATTGGGTTTTCTTCCGCGTTCAATTCTATAAACATTGCTGTCTTTTTCAAATTCCACAGTGACTAACATGCCCTTGCCGTTGATCTTATTGATCAAATTTTCTTTACGGATGTTAGTCAATGCCTGTCCATAAAGAGCATAACTTAATGCGTTCACAATGGTGGTTTTACCAGTGCCATTTCTTGAACCAGTGTCTTCCCCTCCAAGATCAAGATTGGATCCTAATACCAGAGTTAAATTTTCTTTATCAAATGCAACTGCCTGTGATACGTTACCCACGCTCATGAAGTTGCGTACTGTCAGATTACTGATTTTAAATGTCATAGATCGTTATAAAGTTGAAGCAAAACAGAATTATCAAATTGTCCATTTTCAAGATTAACTAATCCCTCAGTTACAATTTGATCCACGCTACTGAATAGTCCATCTGGGCTATCGTCTACGATGCCTTCCAAATTAGTTTTGTCTTGTATCAAACTAATTTCACGTATGTCATATTTTTCTGTGAAGTCTTCTTTGATAAAGTTGGCTTCTTCAAAAGTAATATCAATGTCTAAATTGACTTTCAAATGCATTTTTGACAGCATCAGCGAATCTTTTTCGTCAATTAATCTACTCAAAGGCAATGTTCTATATTTGGGACAGTTTGGCCAATTGACATATGTGGGCTCGCCACCCCATTCCATTATCATCATTCCTCGATCATCGTCCCATGAGTCGGCAAAATTATGGGGAAATGCATTGCCTATGTAATGCACTTTGCCCCTACTCTGCCGTTTATGAAAATGTCCGCTGAACACATAGTCCTGATAATGAAAATGGTCCACTTGTAATTCACCGTGATCTGGCATTTGAACCATGGCGTTCATGTAAAACAACGGCAGTTCAAAATGTCCAAACATGTATCTACTTTTGACCTTGCTGATAGTTTTCCATTCTTCGCCAACCAACCAAGGGACTAGGGTGACATCATCAAGAGTTGTGACACTGTCTACAACAGTAACTCCTGGAATGTGCCGACCAAAAGCACTGGAATGAATGTCACGCTTGTCTTTGTAAAATAAATCGTGGTTGCCTGGAAACCAAAAAAACTGATCAAAAGCTGCGCCTAACTTTTCCAATAGTATTATGGAAGTGTTAAGGGTGAAAAGATTCAAACTGTTTCTATTGTGACTCCAATCTCCCATGAAGATGCCAGTATCACAACCCGCTTCCTTGGCTTGGCTAATAAACCAATCCACAAATTCATCGCAGTCTCTTAAATGCGTTGTGGAATTGGACTTTAGCCCAACGTGTAAATCTGTGAATACTGCTACTTTTTTAAATAAGTTCATTGATATAATCCTTATTTTAAAGCATAGCAGATAAAAACAACAAAGTCAATTTAAATATCTTCAGATTCAGCAGTGTCTTCCTCAGGAGAATCTTCTTCGCTTTTAGCTGCTCGCATATTTGGCAAACGCATATTTTTGTATAGTTCGGCTTGCCTAGCAATTTCTTCAGCATACTCTTGGCTGTGTTGTCTAGTTAAACTTGGAGTAAGTCCAGCTTCCTCCATCAAGTCGTCGCGGATATTTTGATTTTTCTTTTCCATGTTCAGTATCCTAGTAAAAGAATTTGTCACAGCCGCAGTATAGTAAGCAAAGGGATTTTCACTTTTACTTTCGTCAAATTGCAAGCCAATTTGACTTAGTTGCAATATGGCCTGCCCCTTCATCTCCTCAATGTAAGTATAACCACGCCAGTTACTGCGTTGTGCATACCGTTCGCTGAGTTTAATAAACATTTTTCCTAGATTTTCTGTGATTCTGCCGTGATCTTTACTGAACCGGCCACTTTTAATTGGACCCTTCCAGTGGCTTTTTCCTACACAGATCAGTTGATCCTTGTCATTGAATTTCCAATGTTGAAATGGGGGGAAGTTTACTTTTTCGTGACTGTCGGCCGTATTTTTCAAAGTTTTTTTCCTACCAGGAGCTAGCGGAATATGTTCAAACGTCATAATTCTAATTATGATATCAGTTTTGTCAATAGTTTCAATGCCAGGGATACATTCTGATAATTTGATCTTTTTATCACCGCTTAGTCTAGCTTGGCCAAAAATCACCAACCCCAACCGTTTGGCTCGGTAAGCTTTGGCTTCGTCAATGATCACGTCATTAATTTTATCTAAATTATTGACAATTATGTCGTGCTGCTGGTAATTTGTGCTAGTAAAGCTGGAATACGAGCATTTGCTTTGGTGTATTTCTGCTAGCAGGTCTTTGTTATTGAGATACTTTACTTTCCTGCCAGTCACGGCAAAAGATATAGGTGAAGTCATATTGTTGTTATTTTCCTTATTTTTAAGTATAGCATACAACTAGATAGTGTCAACTATTATGATTATCGCAGCACTTTATTTATGGTTAAATAACTGATAAGGAAAACTATTTATGGCAAACCCACCAATTCTTGGACCAGCTTCAACCTCGGACTCGACGTTCTCGCCTGGGACTCGTGGAGAAGATCTTTTCGCTGAAGCCAGTTCCAGTAGACTGGATTCGAAAAACGGCAGTCCTAGGTCTGCCCAGGCTTTAAATGGGGCCAATGTAAAGGCCAAACCAGCAGCTAATGTAAACAGTATGACAAGGAATGGAAAAACTGATCTAAGAACTAAGATCTTGGTGCCATCAGAATACCTTACAAAATTAACATCTGGGCATAACAAAGCGTTATTGAATTTAAAAGGTATTATTTTCCCCTACACTCCCACAATTTCCTTAGAGCACAAAGCTGAATACACTTCACAAAATCCTTTACACAGTAATTATTCTATAAATTTTTACAAATACAGCGCTGTTGGCGATATCAGTATTACTGGTATTTTTACAGTACAGACCGCGGAGGATGCTGCGACATATCTCTCTACGATACATTTATTAAGAGCTTTGACCAAAGGAAGATTTGGTGGCAGTGATCCCCTTAGAGGAAGTCCGCCGCCTGTGTGTAGGTTATGGTCATATGGCACTTTTATGTTGCAAAATGTGCCAGTGGCTATCACTAGCTTTAAGAATGACCTAAATCCTGATGTGGATTATTTTTATTTGAAAGACGGAGTTTTTCAGGAGGCATATGTGCCAGTGAGATCAACTATAGTATTAAATTGCAAACCCATGTACAGCAGAAAAGAAATGTTAGACGCCACTGTTCCAGATTGGTTAACTAGTAAAAATCAAAGAAGTTTGGGGTTATTATAATGGCTAGATATTCTTCATTAAGTCCTTATTTTACCACTGATCAAGTTTTTGGTCATTTGGATGTATTGAATTTCAGAGATATACCTGTGTTGTCTAATGACATTCTATTTACTGTGACCAAAACCTATGAACATAGGCCTGATTTATTGTCTTACGATCTCTATCAAACTGTGGAACTATGGTGGGTGTTTGCCGTTCGAAATCCATCCATAATACAGGACCCTGTGTTTGACATGAAAGCTGGTGTACAAATATTTTTACCCCAGTTAAATGCTATCAAATCTTCGTTGGGATTATAACATGGATGACTATAATGGTATGGATAACAACTCTTCGTCATTTAATAATGCTGGAGTGGACGTTGAAAGAAAAACAAAAAATTCAAAAAAAGAAAATGTACCTGCTAACCTTATCAAAAAATATTTTTCCACAAAACAAGCAGGTACCAATGTTCTTAACAGTTATAGGTCAGTAAGTTATAATTTCACATTGGCTGCTATATCGTCTTACGATGCTAGTCGACCTCAAACATACAATTCCCGTAATCCTAAATTTGTCGTGGCAACTAGTAAAGGAAAAAATAAAAATGACCGCATTAATTCTGGATCAAAAGACCCACTTTCTAACACAATATCAAACATAATAAACCCTGGAAGTAAGCCAAGTTATGATGCGTCTGGCGATATTAAATCATTCAATCAAAATAGTCCTGGTAGTTTCGATTTGTTTATTGACGATGTTGTCATCGAATCAACCTTTAGTTTTACAGATGGTGCAACAACCTTGCCCTTAAAATTTGATTTTGAAATCATAGAACCTTACAGTCTTAACGGATTTATTGAAGCTTTGCAGATCTGTGCTTTGGCCAGTGGATTCCGTGACTATATGAAAGCAAGTTATGTGTTAATTTTGGATTTTGATGGAATTCCTGATACTGGCAGTACTCCGTTACCTCAGCCTGTGCCTAATTCTTCAAAAGTATTTTTTATAAGGATCACGGGTATTCAAGTATCAGTGACAGATTCAGGCACAAGATATAAAGTTTCATCAATAGCTCTTGGCAGTGCGGCTCAAAGTTCAGCAGTATCAAAAATTAAAAGAAAACTGTCCACTAAAGGCAACACTGTGAAAGAAATGTTGAATAATGCGGTGAAGGCACTAAACGAATATTCATCAAATGAAGCAAAATCTTCAAGTAGCAACCCAGCAATATTTGATAGTTATGATATTTTGTTTCCAATATATGATGATAAGGGTGTTATTATACCAAATCGTGATAATAAAATTGCTTCAGAACAGTTGGTGCCTGATTTGGCAGCGACAAGTAGTAATGTTGCTATGACTGAGATTGGAAAAACGCAATCTGCCTATCAACCATTTGGATCTGCATCAAAATCTCCTCCAAAACAAAATTCACAAAGTACTATATCTTATCAAAATATTTCACATTTTGATTCTGGAACTCCAATAACTGACATAATTTCTTCGGTCATTCGTGATAGTAATTATATAGCTAAAATTATCAAGGCGTTTCAAAAAGGCGGTGACGTGAACACTGTGTTAGATTCAAACGGGTTTTTAGATTATTTTGTAATTTCTACTGCAATGATAGCCAAAGATGGCACAAATAATCCTGAAACAAATCAGCCCTATTATACCTATACTTATTTGGTTGAGCCTTATAAAATCCTTTACAATATGGCAGTACCAGGAGCGGGAAATCAAACAGTTGATGCTAAAAAAATTGAAAAATTTTCTTTGAGAAATTATAGATATTTTTACACAGGATTGAACACTGACATAATTGATTTTAAAATAAATCTCAATCATTTGTTTTTTGAAGAAATTCCTGCAAATATGGGAAACAATGACGCAGATCCTAGCGCCGACTCCGCTAAGTCAAGCAACGGTTCCAATACAAGACTTGCAAATCCTAGTGGGGATGCCAGATTTAAAACATCTCAATATTCCACAGATAATGCCAGTACTATTAATCCGGGTGGCATGCCAAACAGCACTGTGCCTTCTGGGCAAGGATGGCAGGCAATGGTAAAAACCATGCATGAAAAAGTTTCAAATTCTATAGGGCTTATAACCGGCGATTTGGCTATCTTGGGCGATCCATATTACCTAACAGCGGGCTCAACGGGTAATAGTCTAAATAAAAATAGTAAATTTGGTCAGCTTGCCAACGGTCAGGAAGCGGCAACAAGAGCAGGAATGGTGTTGATATCATTAGCATTCAATAATCCAGTTGACATTGGCAAGTCTGGGTTTATTGAATTTAATAATAATCCCTTGCCAATTGGAGGATTATATCAAGTTACCATGGTGAAGAGTCAATTCAAAGACGGGTTGTTCAAACAAAATTTATCAATCCTTAGAGTTCCTGGTCAAACCGACAGTAACCCTGATGTTCCTTCTAAAATTTTTAGTTCCTATCCCAATCCGCAAGATCAAATAGCACAAAGTTCAGGACCCCCGCCGCCATCATATACTGTGACCACTAATGATGGCACTACGGGATTTAGATCACAAACTTTAAATTTAAATTCTATTTTTGAAAATTCAAATACAAATAATCCAGGTGGACTTGGCGGCAGCGACAACCCAGTGTTTGGAGCAATTAATCCTGCGGGAGGACTTCCCACATCAATATATGGCATCGTACCTAACGGGGCCAATCAGTTGGCTACTGGTATAAGAGCATCGGCGTCTGGTTTATATGCTTCCCAAGACGCCAATTTAGGCGATGCAGCTTTGGCATTGGGTGCAGCAAAAATTCTCAATACCTCTGAAAAAACTAATAATAATGTGACAAACAGTTTGATTAATAATAAAAGAACTCTAAAACCTTCACTAAATTCAAATTCACTGAATGCTGCTAGGTCTAGTGGTGCTGGACTAATAAACAATGCTAATAATCAAATTAATCAAGTTATTAACCAATTTACAAATGACCCTCTTGGTTTGTCTAAACTGTTCAATCTGATGCCATCGCGGATATCAGGCATTACAGGAAATTTACAAAGTAAGGTGCTATCCTCTCTTGGCGGACTATCTAATGTGATACCTCAAAATGTTAATTTGAAAACTGCGTCTAATCAAGGAGTTAGAATTGATGGACTTTCTGCAGATGGAATATCCAAATTGCCGCCATTTCCAGCCCCATCAGTTGGAATTAGAAATCCAGGATTTTCAAATAGTAATGATACTGCCGTCAATGCAAGTGGAAGTCCATTAATCAATGGTTCAGGGTCTTCGCAAATTGACAATTATTTTAAATCAGAACGTGAAAACTCTGCATACAGTCTATATGGACAGTTATCAAATAATCCGCTGCCTGTGGAAAATATTTCTAATCCTTTTAATCAAAATCAAAATATATCAAAATCTGTGGTATCTCAATATGGTAGTCGATCAAAAAATGAAATTAGTCCTTTGATCAGTGCGTTAAATAACAACAACAATAGTGATACCAATTTTGTATAATTTTAGGATTAAAAATGCCATTTGAACAAAAAGCCGTCCGGTCTAAACCACAAAGTTCTGGCCCCTTTATTGCTGAAATAGTGAATCATTTGGACCCGTTAAGGATGGGAAGATTAGAAGTATCAATAATAGATGGCCTAGCAAATTCCATCTCTAATCCAAATGAGACATATATTGCTAGATATCTAAGCCCATTCCAAGGCGCAACCTCGGTTAGATTTGAGGGATCAAATCCGGCAAATTTTAATGATGTTCAAAAAAGTTATGGGTTTTGGATGGTTCCCCCTGATGTGGGATGCAGAGTTTTAGTTATTTTTGTTAATAAAGATCCTAACCAATGTTTTTGGATAGGATGTGTGCAAGATACATATCAAAATCATATGATACCAGGCATCGCCGCCAGCTTTAACTCCTACACAACATCAGAACAATTAAAAAAATATGGGCAATCGTCTTATCTGCCAGTGGCTGAGTATAATAAATCAACTAATAAGAATAAAAATCCCAATATTGATAAAAATTTAAAACCAGTTCACCCCTTTGCAGATAGATTATTACAACAGGGTCTTCTATTAGACAGAGTTCGAGGAGTAACGTCTAGCAGTGCTAGGCGGGAGGCTCCTAGTGCAGTCTTTGGAATTAGTACTCCTGGGCCATTAGATCCAACTGGCCCTAAAAAACCAATCAATCCTCGAAACAAGTCATTTGTTGCACCAGTGAGTCGGCTAGGCGGGTCTACATTTGTCATGGATGATGGTGATGTAAATGGGCAAAACGAGTTGGTTAGAATACGAACTAGAACAGGCCATCAGATACTATTACACAACTCTGAGGATTTGATTTATATAGCCAATTCTACTGGTACTGCGTGGATTGAGTTGACCAGTATGGGCAAAATAGATATCTATGCAGCTGATTCAGTGAGTATCCATACTCGGGGAGATTTTAATTTTAGAGCTGATCGAGACTTTAATCTAGAGGCTGGTAGGAGATTTAATATAGCAGCAGGATCTGGAGACGTCAACGTAAATGCTGGACAAACTTTTAATTTATTGGCCAATTCTTTACGAGCAAGATCTTTCTCTGATATTAGTTTAACATCGGATACTGAAACCAAATTGTCAGTTGGTGAAAACTTTGGACTAGCAGTTACTGGAGATACTAATCTTTTAATTGGCGGAACCGCCAACATCAGTGCATTGGACCAATTGAATATTATTTCTGAATCTAGAGTGGCTGTAAAATCAAATACTGATTTGTCGTTAAGTGCAGGTGAAACTGTGACAGTATCTGCCAGTATCTTAGATTTAAATGGCGCCCCTGCAGTCAGTCCATCGACATCAATCCCATTTACAGTTGATACGCCTCCGCCCCTAAACTTCTTTTCTGTACCACAAAATTCGCCAGGATCATGGAATAATAATTACTATTCAACGGCCAGTATCACATCTATAATGTCTAGGATTCCCAGTCACGAGCCATGGGCCCAGCATGAAAATAGTAATCCCAATCAATTCAATTTGGCCAATACAGATGCTTCGATTGGCACTACTATACCAGGAAACATCGGAAATCCAAAGCCTGTATTTGGCAAGGTTCCAACATACAAAGTTGCGGGTACTGGGGCTTCGCCAACATTTGCAGGCCAAACTGCCAACACCACTCCTTCAACTAGTTTCTTGCCTGAGGTTACTGACAAAGATAAAGTTAAGGCAGCACAGTCGGCGCAATCTGGAGTTAAAGGGCAGGAAGCTCTTAAGAAAGCAGCGTCACAATTGGGCATGAATGAAATACAAGCAGTTGCCAGTTTGTTAGGCATTTGTGGCGGCGAAAGTTTGTGGAAAACTGTGACTGAAAACTTTAATTATAAAGACTCAGATAGATTAATTGAAGTATTTCCATCAATATTCAAAGGCAACCCCAGTTTGGCAGAACAGTATGTGGGTAATCCAAACAACTCATTGCCAGAGTTGTTATATGGATATCAAAGTCCCATTGGAAAAAGACTTGGTAATACCCTCCCGGGCGATGGCGCCAAATATGTTGGCCGAGGATTTATTCAATTAACTGGTAGAAGTAATTATGCTAGGTATAGTCAATTAATGTATGCTAACGGGTTTGTACCAACTCCTACTACGCTTTTGGATCAACCCGAATCATTGAACACGTTAATTATTGCTGCACAAGTCAGTGTTATATATCTTTTAGATAGGGTAAAAGTTCCGCAAAATGATCCTGCATATTTTTCAGCAGCTCTTAAAGCAGTGGGATTTAACACTCCGGATAATTTAGCTAAAAAGACCAACTTTTATCAATACTTTTTAGAGCAATTAGAGCCACAGCAGAATGTTCTTAGATCAGGATCAGGGGAAATTGTAAGAGATTCTCAGGGCAATCCAATTCGAATGGGCAGGTTAGATTAATAAATATTTGACTATGACATATAAATCCTTAGAAATTACCAACGCTTCAACTGTCCAAAAACAGCCTGTTAAAACCAGCCAGTTCTACAAAGGGTTTTCTAGTGTTGATATAGCAAACACTGCTAACAAATTATATGACATAGATATAATTAGACAGGATCTAATTAATCAATTCAAAACTAAAAAAGGTGAGCGATTAATGAATCCAACTTTTGGTACCATCATCTGGGATGTGCTGATGGAGCCAATGACTGACGAAATTTATGATTTATTGTCTGAAGATATCACAGCGATTTGTAACAGTGATCCTAGGGTAGTTCCAACCCAAATAAATTTAAACGAGTTTGAAGGTGGATATTTAATTGAAGTGTCTATCCAACTGGTGGGCACGGATCAATCTGCAAACTTAAGATTGGCATTCAATCAAGAATCTGGGTTGATCATACAATAATACACGCAGTTTACTGCCGCTATAAATAAGGTATACAATGAAAATACCATGACTATACCAGCCACCAATTCAAAATTACTTGTTGCCGAAGATTGGAAAAAAATATACCAATCTTTTCAGAATACGGAATTTCAAAGCTACGATTTTGATACAATCCGACGAATTCTAATTTCCTATCTTCAAGACAATTATCCAGAAGATTTTAACGATTTTATTGACAGTAGCGAATATGTTGCACTTGTTGAATTAATTGCGTACTTGGGGCAAAATTTAAGTTTTCGAATTGATTTAAATGCTCGAGAAAATTTTTTAGAAACTGCACAACGTCGAGATAGTATTTTGAGATTGGCACAGCTAGTTAGTTATGTTCCAAAAAGAAATTCTGCATCTAGTGGGCTTTTAAAAATATCAGCAGTGTCAACAACGGCAAATGTTTTTGATCAAGCAGGCAATAATTTATCAGGGAACACTATTGTTTGGAATGACATTACTAACATCAATTGGTATACTCAATTTATCAGTATTTTGAACGATGCAATGCCAGGTAGTATGTCTTTTGGTAAACCAAACGACTATGATATTATTAATGGAAAACAAACTGAGCAATACGTAATTAACACAAATAACTCTGATGTCCCTGTATATTCATTCACTCAAAATATTAATGGAGTTGAGATGGTTTTTGAAATTGTGTCTTCAACATTTTCAAATCAAAATTACATATATGAAGATAGTCCTAAACCAGAAAATCCTTTTAACATCATATATCAAAATGATAACCAGGGATCAAGCAGTGCAAATACTGGATTCTTTACACTTTTCAAACAGGGTACACTGGCACTAAGCGATTTTGAATTAAACAATTCAGTTCCAAATGAAATTGTGGGAGTTAATGTTGAAAATATTAACAATAATGACGTTTGGTTATGGCAGTTAGACGCAAACGGAAGATATTCTGAGCTATGGCAACAGATACCGTCAATCAGTGGCAATAACATTATCTATAATAGTGTACAAAAATCTTTTAGGAATGTGTACAGCGTTACCACAAGAGATCGAGACCAAATTGATTTAAATTTTTCAGATGGAGTTTTTGGCAATTTGCCATTTGGACGTTTTCAACTTTTTTATCGTCAAAGCAACGGTCTTGCGTATAATATAACTCCAGATCAGATGTCAGGTATAAGTCTAACTATTCCTTATGTAGATAAATCAGGAGTTAATCAAAATTTAACATTAATTTTAAATTTAGAATACACAGTAAATAATAGTGCTCCATCTGAAAGCAATCTTTCAATACAGCGTAAGGCTCCCCAAGCGTTTTACACTCAGAATAGGATGATCACTGCTGAGGATTATAATATTGCACCTCTAACTTATACTTCAAACGTTTTAAAAATTAAAAGTATTAACAGGGTAAGCAGTGGTATTAGCAAGTACTTTGAACTTAGTGATGTCAGTGGTAAGTACGGAAAAACTAATATTTTTTGTGATGATGGCATGATTGCAAAAAATGTCACAAATTCAGTATTTTCCTTTAGCTTCAATAACCAAAATGACATATGGTCATCAATTAAAAATTACCTATTGCCTGCAATATCTAAATTAGAGCTAAATTCCTTTTACATAGACACATATAGAAAATATAAACCTGTTAGTGTGAGTGTTGATGATAAATTCACTTGGGTGTCAGTCAATGTCATTACTGGTCAAAGTCGTGGGTATTTTCAGGGCCCAGTTTTTAACATAAACAATGACTATCAGTTAATTCCCTTCGCGGTTAATCAGCGTCCAGCGAATTCCAGCAATCCTTTATATTATATAACTCCTGGAGCTTTGATAAAGTTCCAAGCTCCAAATGATATTGTTGGAAGACCCCAATATTTTTTACCTGATGGAACCCTT